TATCGAGTTAGGCTGAGAGTGAGTTAACGTACTTGCTTTCCTTTGACAATAACTCGTTTCGATAACCTGTCAACGATGGTACAGAGCGAATGAATTCGTCGTTGACAGAACATCGAAACGAGTTAGTGTGTCGGAAATCAACTACTTATAACTAGGTGTTATCATGAAAAATCTTATTAAAAACATAGCGATCAAAATTGAGTGGAACAAACAGGCAGCGATCTACGGTAAAAACGACGAACGATCAATGGCAGCAATGAAAAAACAGGCAGCTTGTAGAGTGTTGTACAAACGACTAAATGGCGAGTGGCCGAACTGGTTGCTTGTATAGAGATTAAGAGCCCGAGAGATCGGGCTTTTTTTTTGTGTACGTGTGCAGGGTTAATCATCTTACGCCTATTGTTCTGGTAATAGTGCGAAAAGAGAGAGCGGCTATATACGATGAGAATGTAAGCGTTATATAGACGTCTACTTGGGCAAACCCTAAACCATTTATGATGTCTGCGGGGATTCCGTTTGTATTTGAAGTTATGAACTCCGTAGCGACTTGTAGGATGGCATCGAAACCAACATAGGTAATAACACCTATGCCAAGAGCGGCTAGAGTGCGAAAGATAATAGGTCCTAAGAGGATTCCTACGATGTAAGCGATACCTGCGATTTGAATGGCCATATTACTGGGAGATCGTCCTAAAAATGATGTATGCGGAGTGAAGATAGGCTAGAAAAATAACAAACCAGCCGACGATTTCGAGGTAGGGACACCACTGTGAGATTGGTACGGCTATAGAGCCGTAAGTCGTGGAGATATTAAAATCCTGTATACATTGTCTATCAAACCCTAGACCTGAATCGTCGAGGTCTGAGAAGACTTCTGTAATGTCTCTTTCGGAGCCTTCTATGTCTGGCCCACCTCTCCAATCTGATCCGTCGTCTACGCCTTCTAAAAAGTTGCTTAAATTTGAAGGGTCGTTTATTTGATTTTCTGTGGGTTGAGTGGCGCAGTAGGCCCTGTGATCGAATCGTATCTGAGCGCATAAGAGTGGATCACCATCGCACTCGAATGTGGATTCGCAGTTGCCAAGGTCTGAGTGTGTGCCGCCACAACGTGAGTACCACTCCTGATTTAGAATAGCGCATTGTATAGGGTCTCCGGTGCATTGAGGCTGATTTGAACAATCAGCAGATGATCCTGAACAGCCACCATTAGCAGGATCGCAGTCGCCTTGAGAATCGGGACCGTCTCCGCCTACTCCATTATCGTCGTCGGAGTCTCCATCGTCGTTTGAATCGTTGTCTCCGGTGTCTTCATCGCCTAGTGATCTATCTTCGTCGTCTGGGTTGGTAGCGTCGGGATCATCACTAGGATCATCGGGGTCGTCAGAGTCGTTGGTAGGATCGCCGTCTCCATCAGAATCTGTATCGGGATCTGGATCGTCGTCTTTATCTCGATCTAAAATGCACTGGGGATGGAACGGGGTAACGGAGCAGTCTACGGGATCGTCGGGGTCTGGATCGTCATCGTCATCGGGATCGTTAGCGCAAATTGGATCGGTTTCGTTGGGATCGTCGCAGTCTGGTAGGGGTGGACAATCACCACCAAAAAGCAGGTCTGGTGTAGGGACTTCACATATAGAGCCGTCGTACTGGTATTCGTTGGCGTCTTGTACGTATCCTACGATGCAATATTCTGCGCCGATTCCTCCATTAAAATTAGGATTAGGACCACAATATCCGGTAACACCAGTAATGTCTGATGGAAGTAGGCCGGTTTGTTGACAGGCGCTCTGTGCGGGTGTACCGGGTGAAGGACATTCTTCTGGAGGGTCTGGACAAAAACCTGTACCTCCATCTGAAACATAATCAATACCATCGGGGCATATACCTTGTTCTCCACAGCCAATAGCTATGTCGAACTGAGAACCGATAGTACGATGTATATAATTACATTGGATGCCTGTGGTTGAGACATATGTATGGGAGTTTTCAGAAGCCCACTGCTGACAAAGATTATCGGTAGCAGTTTGCCTATCCGGGTTGTATGTGCTTAGTCCTTGTAAAGAACAAAACCAGCCTTGAGTCGAAGGAGTGGTTTGAGATAAAGCTAAGGTAGGAATGAATAATAGGATTAATAAAAATCTCATCTTGAAAACAATATCCATATAGTGATGAGAGTGCAGAGAACGATTAGTTCGCCGGTTGTGGTGGGTATGAGAAGCATTGAGAATTAGGGGAGTTTGTAGCAGTGACTCCCCTACTCCTTAGACTCGATTTACGGTCTTGATTGCTTTACGAGTGCCGATCATAAAACCACCGATGGCAAGACCGATTAAGGTAATACCTCCGATGTTTGCGATAGCATCAGCTTCTACGCTAGCAAGGCTTGATAAATCAAGCGGAGCGGCAAAAGCTGGAGCAGACGCGGCTGCGGCAACAACTAGCAATGATTTAAGTAGTAACTTATTCATTGGGTTTTCTCCAAATATTATTCGATGTCAAAAACATCGAGTGCTTTACGTGCACCGTAACTAGCAACAGCAACTACGAACAGAGTCAAACTGATTCCTGCAGCGGTTGCGTCATCGATAGTGTCGGGTGCGGCATACAAATCAATAACCTGTTGTTCACTAAGGAGAACGGCTCCGTCTGAAAAACGACAACGAAGAAATAAACCGTTGTTGGTTTGAGAGACGAGACCGTCATCACATTGGATAAACTCAGGCATGATTTGATTCTTTAAGCGGACTTAGAAGCTAGTGGGACTAGAACTGGTCTGCAAACGAGGTCTGCGTATTTACCTATCGAAAAGCTTTCAGGGGAAAGAACATATTCTCCTTTAGCATATGGGCGCGGTTCTTCGCCTGTATTACGATCGGCCCATTTAGATACGCGAATTTCTTTAGGATAAGGCTCTCCGTCGAGGTGAATATAGGCTTTCTGTTCGAATACGGTTCCAGCTTTACCAACAACTCTATGTGAGTAAAATTCTGTTTTTAATATCGATATCTTTAGCATTTTATGTAGTCTCAAATTTTGGGCGCAACTATAGAATCAAGTATCTAGAGGTTGCGCTTTACACTAGATACATCCCAGCCATAATCACCGCGAGAACTGGCTCGGCGGCAAGACGCGAAATTAATCGCTGGCCAAAACTCCGAAAGTAGATTGTTCTCGGTGTTCATGGTCTGGAATATGATTATTTACTTGAAAGTTCTGCGAAATATCGACTTGACCGCCTTTTGTTAGAGAGGTAGGCTTCCGCACCTCCTTGTGATTCGTCGTATTGGTCTATTTTTATAAATCCCGCTTTACTCGTTTCCCCAAGCTCTGTCCAACAGGCAGCCCATGTGTCACGATCTGCATAGCCCACGTTTGATATGAGGGCGTGGTAATGCAGTACTCCCCTCTTTTGCCATTCAAGTGCTCTAACCCATTTAACGCCGCCTGATTGTTTCTTGCGCCATCTTTGGCCGTATAGAGCACGATTCAGTTTGTTCAACCAAACGCGATATAACTTATCTGCGGCTTCTGGGTGAATCTCTTCTTTAAAAGTAAATGTGACAAACCACTGCCAATCCTGAGTCATTAAAAACTCAGACCATGCTTTATGTAATTTGTCAGATTGACTTTGAAAGTCAGAAGATGAAAAAAAGGACGAGGAAGGTAGACTAGGACTACCCTCCCCGTCTAAGGGTGCCAAGGTTTGGACTTGGACTTGGGGAACTTTAGAATAAAGAGAATGATTACGACGAATATGATCGGGAATGTAACCATCGGGGATTAGCTCAAACTCAGTATTATTTGATGTCTTCGACATCTTAAATATCCGATCCATGGATTTGCTTCGGCTCCTGCCTCGCTAGTTGATTACGGAAATGGAAGTAATCGTAAAATCGTGCGAGATTTGGAAACATGTCGTAGGAAGTACGACCGAAATAAGCACCGGAAATAATAAGAGACAATGCAAACAAAGAGGCAAATGTGCCAAGAAATATTAGAAAAGATAATAAATTAATCATTTTTTCCCCTGAATAAAATAATCTTAGAAAATATATTGCAAGAAGAAACTTACTTTATGTGATTATGAGAATCAATAGTAAATATTAAATTATATTAAAATAATCTTAGAATCTGGGGTGATTAAAACAAATGATTAATAAAAAGGTGATGAGAATGCCATCGATACATATAAATGACGAAGTATGGAAAAAAGTAGAGAAAGGATCAGTAAAAGCAGTAATACAAACAAAAACAGCTATAACGCCAGAAATATTTGTACACTGGCTAATAGAAAATGGATTAAAAAATATAGATGAGATAGAGATAGATCAAAGAGCTAAAAACCCAAAAAGTTATAAAAAAACTGGATAACTTCGCATAATAGATTTATGTATAAATGGCCGCGATTGCGGCCATTTTTATTAGTGCAATCGCACCAATTAACATAAATTTCTGGCTTATGCGAAATTAAAAATTAGTATTATCTGATGCCACCATAAGAATTTTCAGATGTAGGATAAGTGGGTCTAGAATTTTCACGTGTTCTTAGTTGAACTGATGGATTTTGATGAACAGATGGAAACGCATTCGTCAGCGCGCGCGCACGGCTCGATGTCTCGCCTAGCTGCACTCGCTGACTGCGTTGTGTTTGTGTATAGGGTTTTTGAGAGTAATCAAATGAAAAACCTACAAAAACATAATGATTGCAGGTATCAAAACTTACATCCATTCTAGTGGCTTGTTGGGTATAACAAATGCATGAATTATTAGAGGGTTTATAAATACACTGAGGTCTAGGGTAGTCATTGACCTTTGTAACATCATCAAATATAGGAGCAGATTTAGGTATATCCTTCAAACGCGGCTTATGCTGCTCTATGTATTCATCAATGGTCAAAGGCTGGCGTTTACGTGAAGATAATAAAGATGTTGATTTTTGAGAGGTAGAACGTGGATTAGAAGAAGATTGAACGGATTCATTAGAATCAGGTTTAAAAGCTTGATAAGTAATATAAGCGGCTATAAGAATTAAAAAAGAAAAAAATAAAATATGAAAAAAATAGCGAGGTATGCGGCGTTTTTCAGTGTGTTGCTCTGCTGACTTATAAAGACCAAAATATTTTTGATCTAACTTTACTCTGCGCGTGTCTGCATACTTTAAGGTATAGCCATTAAGAGGATTAGTTTCACATTTCTGATAACAATACCAAGTGGCTGTACCAGAATTATCTGGTCGTTCTAAATGATAGTGAAACTTAACTGCTTTACGAACATGAAAATGAAGGAGTGTAGGATCAATAGTGACAAATATTAAATCAATACCAAGTCTCCTATTCCTAAAGAGTTTCATAATATCTTCTGGAACAGTAGAACCATTTGGTGCAACAGGATAAACCTCTTGGGCTTCATCAACGACAACAACAGAACCTGTTGGTAATTCATACCAAGTTCTAAGTTGATCGAGAGTGAGTTCCTTCCAACCAGGTACGGTGCAATCTTGTATTCCGTAATAATAAACTTGCCTGTCTGCAAAAGTTGAATCTTCACAAGCAAGTTTAATAGCGTTTAAAGTCTTAGAAGCTCCAGTAAGTCCGGTCAATAAATAAAGCATATATGTATCCTGATTGTCTAAATAGTAGTTGGATGATGCTTACCAAAAAATGAACCGAGTAGATAAGTAGAGGGTGCGAAAAGTAACAAGGCTGAGAGGCTTAATAAGCATGAGAGTGTTGATCGAGAAGGTTTAGATCGAATATTGGTATAGGTCAGGGGAAAGACGATAAAAGTTGAGATGGTGGTGTAAATACGAACATCGAGGAAAACTGAGATAGTGTTTGTGGTGGTATGAACATAGAAAACGATAGATTTGTAGAAATGGATTCTGTTA